AGAGTCGCGGGAGAAGCTCGAATCGTTGGGACTGAGCTACGCGACGGTACGACAGATCCAGGAAATAAAGAAAAATAGACCCTGGAAACTGTACCAGGCTATTCCAGCTATAACTAATTTCCATATGTCTAACGCTCCTATCCGTGTTCTTGCTGGCCCCAATAGAGGCGGCAAAACCACGGCAGGAGCCTATGAACTGGTTTCCTTCGCTACGGGCTACAACCAGTTCAGAGACGAGACCTACCAAACCCCCAATATTTCATGGGCTATCGCACTCGACCATATGAACATGGGTGGAGTGCAGCGCCGCGCTGTGTTCTCCATGCTTCCGAGGGGGTTTAAGTACTACAAGATGGAGTCCAGGGTGGTGCTGCCAGCACCATGGAAGTCTGAAATCGTCTTCAAATCTGCTGATTCTGGTCGTGAAAAGTTTCAGGGGGAAGGACTGCAAGCTGCATGGTTCGACGAGGAGCCAATCGGACTAGAAGGACATGAGATTTTTAAGGAGGTCTACGCGCGCAGAAAGCCGGGTGTACCTCTCCGAATCTTCCTCACCTTTACACCCCTGCAAGGACTCTCATGGGCCTACGACTACCTGTGGGATAAAAGATCTAAAGTAAGACTTAAAGGGGTGGACACCTTCTCGTTTGACATTTTCCAGTGCGCCATCGACCAAGGAGGCTTTCTGTCTCAAGAGGAGATCGACACAATTGTAGCTGGCTATAGCGAAAACGAGAGAAAAGCTCGTGTCTACGGCCAGTTTACGATGATGGGTGGGTCTCCTTTCTTCTCCCCTGAATTTATGGACCAGAAACTAAAACTGGCAGAACCATATAAGTCCTACCAGATCACTACAAGCCCAGGTGTGTTGCCAAGTATAACTACACTAAGGCTTCAGGAGAAGGATGATGGCGCGCTCAAGATTGTACGGCAACCACTACGAGGACACAGATATACAATCGGAGTCGATGTCGGAAGCGGTTCGGGAAAAGACTATACGGTTGCTTCAGTCTGGGACGACGAAGATCTGGTCGAGTCCGCTTTCTGGCAAGACAACGAAGTGGACCCCGAAGCTTTCACCAGAAACTCTCTCGTTCCGCTTGGACTCCTATACAATAACGCGAAGATCGCCGTTGAAACTAACGGAGAACACGGAGGAATCTCAAACTCAACCCTAGCTATATCTAAATATAAGAATGTTTACATGAGACAGAACTGGGACTCTATTCACAGGGAGATCCGTATGAAGTACGGATGGAAGACAGACCCTGCGACTAGAGGATTCCTTCTAGATACGCTTTCAATGATGCTCAGGGACCCAAAGTGGCTACCTTCCGCCCAGCTCATCCGAGAAATGGCGTTTTTCATCAACATCCTAAAGCCAAACGGAAAGTATTTTGCGGAGGCTATGTCGGGAAGAAACGACGACCACGTGATAGCTGCGGCTATCGCCCTAACTATTATCTCTCAGACCCCGAAATACGCGGCACCAAACCTTGACTGGGCTGTGCCTAAATACAGAATGCAAGAAGGCGACTGGATGTCCTACTGATGTTTCTATTTGACAATATGTCGCTTGTGCGATAAAGGGAGTTCATGGCTAGCGAGCTGGTACAGGATTCACCTATTGTAGGGGCCACGGGGCCAACTGACCCCGAAGAGGCTAAGTCGTGGCGTCTAGCGAAGACGCTTCTAGAGACAGCTAGAAACGAAGCTAAGGTTCGTACTGGAGATTTTGCAGAGTCGTGGAAGTTTACTCTTGGAGAGAACCACTGGGCTCTTCCCGAGAGCTATCGCGCCATGGTAGCTACCCGCTGGCAGTCCAGGACTATTAGGAACTGGCTGTGGGCAACCATCGATCACAAGGCAGCTGTCGTTCTGGACGCAGAACCAATGATTCACTGCGAGCCACTGAACGATCTCGTGGACTACGCCACAAGGCAGAAAATTGCCTGGGCTGTCAAGCATGAGCTAGAGCGCCTTGACTGGGATCTTCGTATCGAAGACGCCTTTTTCGATGGAGCTGTACTCGGTAAGGGTCTGATTTATCTTAGACTTAAGTATGACGAGGTTTCTAGGCAGCATTACATATGTCTTGAACAAGTAGATCCCTCTAGGTTCTACCCAGATCCTATGGCTACCAGGCTTATTGACTGCAAGTATGTAGTCTATGAGCCAACACTGGACATGGCCACTGTACGTACAATCTTCCCTGAAAAAGCCCACCTAGTTAAGCCTAACATTATCACAGATGTCTACCAGTATGGAGACTCAACCAATTACAGCAGAACTGACCAGGAGATGGTTGAGGGGACTTCTGGGACTGATTACGCTATAGGCAAGGACGGTAAGGTAAGAACCAGGAAGGTAGATGTAGCTTATATATGGATAAAGGACGAGTCTGTAGCTGAAGAGGTCAGAGTTAACATCTTGAAGGAGGCCGCAGATGGTTGGCAGTGCGAGTCTTGCGGTGGCCAGTTCGAGATGGATGAGATCGGTATGGGGGTTGGGCCAGATGGGCAGATGACGAAGAGTTGCCCTGATTGTGGATCCAATTCACTAACAGGCGTGGCGCTTGCTGCGGTTACCGAGACCGAGAAAGAGATGAAAAGAGCCTATCCCCACGGAAGGCTTCTCGTTATGGCCGGTAACGTACTACTCTACGATGGTCCCAATCCCCTTGAAATTGACAAGGTTTTCCCGTTCGTAGAGTACAACCACTATAGGGTTCCCAGAAGATTCTGGGGTTACGGGGATACGGCTCTCCTCAAATCTGCCCAGCGAGTGGCTGACAAGACAATGGCGCAAGCGCTAGACTATATGCGCCTCTCCGCGAACGGGCCTCTTGAAGTGCCGCAGGAAATCGAAGCTTACGGAGCCCTAGGTAACAGACCAGGCCAAATTATCCAGGGACCAGCTGCTTTCATTGGCCTTGCAAGATATATTAATCCAAACGGATTTGATGTAAGAATGCTGCAAGTTGTTGACCAGCTTAATATGGGGGACTTCAACAGGGTAGGCGGGGTAAGTGGTGTTAATGAAGGAACAATACCAACAGCTGCAACGTCTGGGGTTGAAGTAGAGGCTAGACAAAGAGCTGCTTCTACAAGACTAGGACAACACCTTAAGCGGCTTAATCACACCAGATCTGACCTTGCAGACCTTGTTGGTCAGGTAATGAGCCAACTGTATGTTGGGGAACGTGTCTATGCTGACCCGGATCCAAGCTCTGAAGTTGGGGCCATTGCTCTTGACTTCTCTCAGCTTCCTAGGGGAGTCCGTTTCAAGGTAACTGCGGACCCAGACGATATAAGGGAAGACGCTAATACCGGGCAGAACATAGCTATGTCTATGAAGTCTGGTGACCTTATGAATCCTATGCTGATTCCATTCCTTGATATTTACCTTAGAGCGCTTGGACTTAACAATGCTGACGCTGAAGAGGTCAGGAGAAGGGCTCTGATGTTGATAGGGTTGAACCCGGATGCGGGGGCTCAAGTCATGGGCAATCCGGACCAGTCAGCACCCCCCAGTGGCGAGGAGGAACCTGGACAGGGCCCCCAACTTAACGCAGATCAGGCTTTAGCTGCTGAAGGGATGCAATAATGCCAGTACCACCACAGCTAAAATCTGCTATCAGTGGAGTCATGGGCCTTAAGAGAAATAAAGAGGCCTGGATGTCCATGCAGCCAGACATGCAGGATGAGCTTGGCATGGCTTTCGAAGGCCAGATGGGACAGGCTAAAAACGAGCTGTCTGAAGTAACTAGAGGCATGGCTATTCCTGGTAGGCCAGATTATCCAGGAGGAAGCGCAATTAACCTACGCCAAGGAAGACCTACTCTGCTTGGTGGGCTTGCTGAAAAAGCTAAAGGAGTGGCGTCTAGGGCTGGAAAAGCTATTACGGGAGAAGGTTACGGCAAGGAGGGCTTCTCTCGCTGGGACGACGAGTTCCGCAAACAGAGGTACGATGTTAATACTAAACTTGGCAAGACCCATTCTGCTATAGAGAATCGTCAGAAGGAAATTGCTGACGAGATGACATGGCTAAGCCAGAACAAGGAAAGTGTTAATCCAGATACATATAAAACAGAGATGCAGAGGTTGATGAAGGAATTCGGAGAGACAGATAAACAAAGAAAGAAGATACAGGTTGAGCTAGACTCGTACGGGGAGCGTGGCAAAAGCCAGATGTCACAGCCACTCGAGGAAGACATGCCCCATGGATACCAAGGGTGGGATGAAACAACCAGGATGGAGCACGACAAGATTAAGCAAGAGTTCCAAAGAATTGACGCTAGATACGAAGCTGCTAAGAACCCAGATATTAAGAGAGCCCTTCTAAGCGATAGAGTGAAGCTTCAGGAGGAATACAGACGCCTGTTTGGAAGACATTTCGGTAAGGAACCAAGGCCTTCTAAGTATGGGCCTAATACTGGAAGGGAAAGAGATCAGAAGCTGAGAGACGCTATGGCTAAGACAATGTACGGTAACAAGTACGGTTCTGTTCTGGATTCTGCGGCAAGAAAGGATTTCACTGAAGCTGGGGCCGATGTTACAGCAACAGAGGATCCATCTGAGAAACCTATCGGGGCCGCAGAGACACTAGCAGGACTTGCTGGTCCAGCCATGACTATGGCGTCGCTAGCCCCAAGGGCGATTCCAGGCACTATTGGTATGATGGGACTTGAGGAGTACATCAAGGATGCCCCTCCACCAAACATTCAAGGTGGTCGCATTAGACTTAGACCTAGACCGAGGAGTACAAGCCGATGATGTACGGGGATCCTAGTAGATTCAAGGCTCACGCCAAGAAAGCCGAAGCCAAGCGGAAGGCTATGAAGGCTACAACTATGACTGCCACGGATACAGGGGCACGAATGGCCGCTATCAAGAGGTACGCAAAAACCCCAGGTATTGGAGCTTTTACTAAGAAAGCTGCTAGCACACCGACGCCTAAAGGTATGACTCCGCAGTTCCGTGAAGTAGAAACAAATGACATCGAAAAGATGATCAAGGGAGGTAAGTAATGGCGCTAAATAGCAAGGTTCCTGGTAGTAGCAACCCACCTTCTTCGTGGGACGATCAGGGGTTCAGTGGTACTTCTCCTAGAGCCACTACTAGCCCGAAGATGGACTACGCTATGGGAAACCCTGGACAGGTTACTGCTCCTGTAGAGAATCAGGTGAATACCAGCAACGACACCAACAAGGTCGCTGTCTCTGTTGTTCAGGGTGTAAAGAACACCGAGAAGAACGTTAACGTATAGGGGGAACTATGAAAGAACTTGACATCGACAATACTTCGTTTTACAGTATCCCGAAGATCGGTACTACTGGTACTGAAAGGGCCTCCGAAGGACCAGTTAAGGGTATCCCAGGAAGAGTCCAGAAGACGTCAGATATGACCGCAATTTCTAACAACGTACCAGCTATGCCGAGGTCCAAGGATGCGCCAGATAATGATCCTCGTTCTTGGAACATTGGCGGGGATGGTACTTGGTGGTCTAGCATACTTAGCACTTCTCAGCCTTCGGGAGATACTGAAGGTACTGTTTAGTACTACCGCCTAACCCTTGTGGAGGGCACGTGCAACCAGATGTAAGCCAACCTGAAGTTCAGGAGGCACCGGAGCAAAAGCTAGAGGCTGGGACTGAAGCCCTACAGCCTGTAGAGAAGCGTGAAGAGCAGCAGCCTGAAGAGATGATTGAGCTGAAGTGGGGTCGAGAGGAGAGGACCGCTAAGGCCCAGACCTTCAACGAACTCGCCAGCCAGCTCGAAGCTTCTCCGGACGCTCTTCGGACCTGGCTTCAAATGGGCAGAGATGCTGATCGTGTGTACAGAGACTCGCTTCGTAGAGAACAAGACGCCAATCGGAAACTTGAAGAGGAGAGGGCTCGCTGGGAAGCAGACAGAGCCAAGGCTCCAGCTCCGGTGGTCCCACAGAAGAGACGGTCGGTTGCCGACGATCCCATCGCTTTCTGGGACGAAGTTGCTACGAAGCTTGATAAACTGGACAGACTTGATCGCTTCGAACGCCTAGAGCAGATGCTTGAAACTACCGTTAAAAACATGGACATTGAGCGTCAGCAGTACACGCAGATGGAGCTTGAAAACGAGTATGTCCAGGAACACGGTAGGTTTATGAAAGAGATGGAGGGCAGGGGAAGACCGTTTGTAAGTGCTGAAGATCTTGCCCAGACTATTGATCGTTACATCAAGGAAGCCCCAGATGGGACTACCATGAGAGAGATCATTGAGGCAGGATACAAGATCGCTTCTTACGATAGGACTACCTCGGCTACTCCTAAACCAATGCGCCCACGGCCTGCACCAGTTAGAGTCCTTTCTGGTCCGACAGTTAACACGTCGGCAGAGCAGTCCGATGGAGCTCAAAAACCAAACGAGACCCTCGATGAACGGAGAGCCCGACTCCACAAGGCAGTTGGCGGTATTAGAGTCGGAGATGTCACCGGAGCATTCGACGGTTAGGAGAGAGTAGTTGATTACTCAGACTATTGCTGGAGATCTGATCCCACAACTGTGGGAAACTGACATCGAGTACGATGTCAACAACGTTCGTGGAGTTGCTCCACTAACGCTAGATACTGGTAGTAAGTATTTTGGGACTGGCAAGACGGTTAACTGGCCTCGCGTTCCGTCTCTTCCTTCGGCTAACGTGAAGACCAACTATCCTACCGTTACTTACGCTGACCCTTCCACCACGGTCAACGTTACTGCCACGCCTACGGTCGTGTACACGGGCCTTATTCTACAAGAGGACGTGCTGCTCACGACTATGTCTGACGCTTCTCAGATCTATTCTCCGCTTCTCGGAGAGGGTCTGTACCAGAAGCTAGATGCCGACATTCTGGCCCTCCACGGGTCCTTCACGCCAACCACGGTTACCGACGCGGCTGGCTGGACTGAGCCTAACTGGGCTCTGGCACTCGAGAGACTTCTCGAGAGCGGTGGAGACAAGGTTCAAATCGGAGGAATCTCTGCGGTCTACGATGTGACCCAGTGGGGTAACATCATGACCACCGGTAACGCGGTCAGCGCTGCGTACCGTGGGGAGTCCAACGGTGCAGCCAAGACCGGTATGCTTGACACGATTTATGGCGTGAAGTTCCTTTTCACGGCCAACGTGACTGGTACCGATCCGGCTTCTAACAACATGATCTTCGCCAAGAAGGCGATCTGGATTGCTCGCAAGAACCGGCCGAAGGTCGAAATGGAGCGTACGGATCTTACGCTGAAGATCCTTGCATCCCACATGTACTCCGTGCAGATCCTCAACGCCAAGCTTGGGATCAAGCACGTCACGACCACCAGCTAATAGCTGGTACTGGGGGATACGGTGAGAAACAAGTGGCCTGGGAATCCTGCTGATGTGGCCCCGGTAGCATACGAGGCCCCTAAGGAGGTTAGCGAAATCGAGCACGAAGCTGGAGAAGACGGGTTCCTTCAGTATGATGTGAACACGTTGGAAATCCAGCCAACGCGCTGGCCTCACGGCCCGATCAAGCTTCCAGAGCAATTTGATGGAGTTGATCAGCCTTTCGTTGGTACTTGTTCTCGACCTACTGAAACTAATAGGGGTTGCTACGCCCACGGCGGCTGCCCCTATAAGAATTACCCTTACGTTGGACCGTTCAACATTATCGTGCGGCGCAGGAAGAAGACCGAGTTTATACCTTGCTATAACTACTTCCACGCTAAGGGGCGCGACGGTGTAAGAGCTGCAACGTTGTCGTACAAGAGCGAAGGGTTCGAGATAGATACAACTAGAACTACGGTAGAGTGGGATAGAGCGAGTTGGTCTGTAGGGCCAAATGGAGAGAAGATCAAGAAGGTAGAAAAGGTTCTAGTAGACGTACCAAATCTCGGACCCATGTACGACCACTTGAAGAAGGGTACTGAAAATGGCGATCACAGAAACGAAGCTGGGAAAGGTCCCGAAGTACCACGAAGACCCGGAAACCGGGGAAGCGGACTACTCGAAAACCCCCCAGCTAGTAGACGAAGTGGAGGTAATAGCGACCGGAAAG